AAGCAGCAATTTAGAAAGGGACGAAACATCCCTAAACCACTCCACAAATGTGGAGAAAGCACAGCAAAAACTGTGCCAAATAGAGTCGGCGCCGTAAGGCCCCTACTCGCGCTTCCATGGATGGAAGCTTCGACGTAGCACCGTCCGTGACTTTTTCCTTCTGCTAAACGCTAGAAAGCCATCGATTGACTGATGGGCATCCTGCGTAACCCCAAAGGGGCCGGAAGGCGACTCTATAGTAGGCAACCCGTAAAGGGCCGCCGAATACGCTATAGAATCAGAAGTCACATGGTGTAAAGGGGAAGATCCAAGCGTATAATACGCATGGCCCTCCCAGCCACGTTTGTAGAATCTTGACTTGTGTTTTTCTCGCAAGTCAGGATCGTACTCTACAAAGTGACCGTCACCATAACCATCTGGACCGACTAAAGTTTGATAAGCTCGTGGTACTAGAGCTCGCAAACCGTCATATAGAGCGCACCAACGGGGATCGTTAGATCCTTTGTCGAGGCGCTTGATATGATTACACCAAGCCATAAGGCTGGCGTTAGTAGGTCTCCGTTTAAGGAATAGAGGGCGGACAGGTGAACCTAAGAACCAATCACTACCGCACGACTCCCGAAAGGGGCCGGCGGAAAATGATTTGGAATGATTTACTGAGAAGCCGCAGCAGTTTAACACGCTGCAAAGCATCTCATATGCCATCGATGGAACGATTATATCGTCACCATATACACTAACAGACTCAACTGATAAGTTGAGTGCTTCGCAAGTTGCGCGAGCCAGAGACAGAAATATTAAAGTCTCTAACTCGAAAGTGTACCCATTGCCCATACTCGAGAACTTTTCTAATTTATAGAATCGTTTTTCGAATGTGTACATAGGGGAACGGCAGGTATTAAGTAAGTCATACCATGGTTCTGGGAGGATATTCCAGACCACCGCTTGTGATATTAAATCACTTGCGGAAGACAGGTCGATCGTTGCGAGAGCGCCAGAAATAGAACCCTGGCGACTCAAGCGTTGATTGACTGTCTGATCTGTAGTATCACTCCCAGCTCTGCGCAAGCGAGACCGGATATATTTACCGATTCCTAATTGAACAAAAGAGTTCAACAAGGGCTCAGTGCATATAGTACGGTTCGTCTTCGCAGTCTTAGGGACGAAACCTAGCTCGCTTCCGTAAACCCTATGGACCTCCACGTTTGAAACGCGTGGCCCAAATAGGGACGGAACCTGGTCATGTACACGAGTATTTACCCAACTTGGGCAACTACTCAGTATACGCGGCAGGAAAGGGGCTAGATTCGCGGTATACGTCAACTTGGCATTTAATTTGTCATGAACTGACGTATTTTTATGCAAATCAACGTTGTT